CCCCCTCCAACACCGCAACGTAAACACCTCAGCCTTCGGGCACGTCTTACAGTGGTCATCGAACGAGGCCATCACCCAGTCCCGGTGGCCGATAAGGCGGTGGCCGCAGGCGCAGAGGAGGTGGGCAACTAGGTGGGAGGTCACAGGGCCTTCATTTCCGACCACCGCAGCCCCCGCTTCCCTTCCACCCGAATACTCAGATACTCCCCCATCCCCCACTCGGGCGGCAGGGGCAAGTCCCGCATCGGCTGCGAGAAAATCTGGCACCTCGCCCTAACCCACCCGGGCGCGCAGTTCGCCATCGTCCGCAAGACCGCCCACAGCCTCGCCGCGACGACGCAACGTACCTTCTGGCGGGACGTGGCCGACCCTGCCTTTGTCGTCGGTCGCAACCGCTCGGAGAACTGGGTAGAGGTCGCGAAGCCGGGCAAGGAACCGAGCCGGATCTGGTTCATGGGCCTTGACCCGGACCCCGTGACCGGCGTGCCGTCCAAGATCGGCTCGTTCGATGGCTCGTGCGTCTTCGTTGACGAAGCGGTCGAACTGTCCGAGGCCGATTGGACGCTGCTCCAGGGCCGACTACGCGATCCGCGCATGCCCTACCACCAGTTGGGCGCAGCGACCAACCCGGCCCATCCACGGCACTGGTTGAAGCGGCGCTTCACACCCTCTACCGCAGACCGGGTGTATCTCGAAGCCTCGACCAACGCCTACCTGCCGGCGGACTATCTCGCCCGCCTGGCCAGCTTGCCCGATAACGTCTTCGGCAAGCGCCTCGGCAAGGGGCTGTGGGTCGCCGCCGAGGGCATGATCTACGACCTGCCATCTGAGCAGATATGCAAGCCCGACCCGCAGACATCTTGGAAGCGCGTCGTGGCGGGCATCGACTGGGGCTTCGTCCATGCCTTCGCCTGCGAGGTGGTGGGCCAGACAGGGTCAGGCCGACTCGCGGTACTGCGCGAGGTCTATCGCAGGGGCCAACTGATCGACGACCTGATCCCCGAACTGCGCCTGCTCGCACAACGCCTGCACATCGACACCTTCTACGCCGACCCCTCCGAGCCTGAGTACATCGCCGCCTGCCAGAAGGCCGGCCTGCCCGTCACGCCAGCCACCAACGACGTCCTGCCGGGCATCGAGGCGGTGTCCACGGCGATCAAGGCGGGCATGACCGTCGACCCCAGCTGTACCGGGTTGCTCGACGAATTGCCTAACTACACGTGGGCACCAGACCGCCAGACCGGCATGCTCAAGGAACAGCCGGTCAAGGTTGGCGACGACGCCTGCGACGCAATCAGATATGCCGTTATGGGGCTCTCGGTCGGCGGCGTCCTCCTCCACATCTAGGAGCCTACTTTGGCTGACCTGCTGACCCGGCTCGGCCTGCGCCGCCCGCCCCAAGAAGTGCGCGCCTCTGCCGTGGCGCTCGAACCGGCGCAGCAGCCCGAGCGGCCGCTGGAGAAGGCGTGGGACGACGCCACGATCCTGACCGTCTACCAGGACGATCCGTGGCCGTATGTGTGCGCCAACATCATCGCCCAGAACGGCAGTAAACCGCCCCTGAGGGTGGGCACGCTCAACGCCAAGAGCGAGTTCGAGCCAGTCAAGCCGACGCATCCCGTACAGGCGCTGCTCGACGCGCCCAACCCGACCATGACCGGGCGCGAGTTGATCGAGATGCTGCTGCTGTATCTCGAACTGGTGGGCCACGCGCCGATCGAACTGGCGCGACCGACGAAGGGACCGGGGCGGCTCGTCCCGTCGCGTCAGGGCCTCGGCCGCAATGGCTTCGAGCTGTACCCGATCAATCCCGGACCATGGCGCATCCTGCCCGCCAGGGACGGCACGATCGCGGGCTATGTCTACCTACAGGACAGCCGCGTCACTGCACGCTGGTCGACCGAGCAGATGGCCTACCTGCGCTGGCTCAACCCCAGGGACCGCTACTACGGCCTAGGCTTCGTCGCCGCCGTCCGTCAACCGATCATGGCCGAGGAATACGCGGCCATCCGCGATAAGCAGTTCGAACGTCGCTACGGCGTGCCACCGGGCATCCTGTCGAGCAAAACGCAGTCGATCG